CAATGGCGAAGCAGCACCTTGAGTTGGATTGTTATTCACAGTACGTAATTTACGTTTACCATCAACACTATCTAAAAATGTTTCTTCTTTTACTCCCCATTTAGATAATATTGTATGTTCATCTGAACTATTATATTTATGCCAAAATGATATTGTCCAATCATCACAACGACCAAATCTATCAAATTTGTCATTATGTGGTATTCTGATATTATGTCCTGACGTATCATCAAACTTAGCAGCTAGACCGGACGGAGTTGCTGAAACAGCACTACTAGTAACTTCAATTCCTTTTACAATAGTTACTGAATCATTTATTATTGCAGATTTTTCTACTTTGTTTAATTTATAGGTTATACCTTTTGATAGTTCACCCAATTCATCATAATCATTAAACCTTTTATATAAATCATTGAATGACATGTAAAAGAAATTTCTACTGCTAGATGCAAATGTACTCGTATCTATTATAACATCAGTTAAATTTCCTAACCCATCATCTATTAAATTGATTGTAGTTCCTCCTATTGATGCAGTAACAGTTAATGATCCAGGTTTTATTTTTTCACCTACTTGTCCATATGGTGCTGTAAAGATTGAAGCAGAATGCCATAAACTCCTTTGTTGTGTATCTATACTTAAAAAATCTGCAGACTCTGCTGGATTATGATTACGATAATATTTGTGTTGAATCACATTCCATACAACATGCTGATTAGTTTGGTCATCGGTATTAACTGGATAATTTAATGTCCCTATACCATTACCATCATTAGCTGTTATATGTGGAGTATGTTTACGATATATTGCATTATGTCTAAAATAACCGTCGTTATTAGAAAAGGTGCTTGATAAAACATTATAATGTTTATATGTTTTTATCGGCCTCTGCTGATAATCATTTGCCCGTATGGGCTGAAATACTGACGGAATAATAGGCATATCATCTTACTAATTTAATTTAGAAGTCTAATTTAACCTTAATAAGAGCTTCTCTTGTATAATTTTTCAATAACGGTTGAGATAATTTTGCAGTTGCTAATAACTCTCTTCTTTGATTATAAAGACCTACAGTTGTTATATATACTTGAGGATCATTTACAAATGTATTAAAATATAATTCACCCAATGAACCTGTTACGAATGAAGGATTATTTGAATAATTATATTCTGCATTTTTAACTCTAACAAAATAATATGTAGATTTAACTTGTTCTGATGATCTTGCTTGTATACCACCATTTGTACCAGAATCAGTTAAAGCATCTGAACCAGATAAAGAAGTAAATAATTTTACTGTATTATCACCTTGAACTCCCGATCCTGTAACAGAATTAAAATTAACACCTCCATTAGAAAAATCTAAATTCAATTGTTCGCCATTCAATATTGCAACTCCATGTTGTGGATATAACAATCCATAATATACTGGTGATGTTGGACTATGAATAACAGTACCTTCATCAATTGATCCAGAAACTAAATTATATACTAATCCACCTTCTGCAATACTTCCACCAGTTGTTACAGATGAATCATCAATAATCTGAATAAATTGGTTTGTACCTGCTAACTTTACATTCGAACCTGTATGTGCATTATTTGCAAATCCATTTTCTATACCACTAGGTGCTGAACCTGATAATTGAGCTAATGTTAATTCAAAATTTCCTGGATCTAATTTTTCTCTTATTCTTGCTCTATTAAAGTTTAATATATATATTTGATCTGTATCAGTACCGTTAATAGTAAACTTTTTATCATTAGGTGCTAATAATAATTGAGCATATTGTTTATAAATAGCTCTTGATGGAGTATCATTATTCATGTTACCCGTAGTATCTTTTGATCCGGAACCATTGAAATGACCATATGCCAATGAAAGTTCAGAATTAGCATTACCGGTATTAGCAGGATCACCTGTTGAAAATATTTCTTGGAAATATGATTTTTGAGTAGCAGTTAAATTAGAAGAAGTAAACATAGAAGTTAAACTACCAGTATTTCCTGCAAACAAACCTCTTGTTACAGTTTCAATATTATTAGGCAATACATCATCAGTTGGATCAAATGTAGTAAATATACGTCCTAATCTTTGACGTGCCTTTGCTTGTTCACGTTCTCTAATGATTTGATTAGCTAACTGTCTAGCTAAATTTTCAACCTGAGATGTTGCAGAAACCGGACGTCTTCTTCTAAATGCTACCGGCCCTCTTCTACTAATTGCTCTATTATATATTGCCATTTTCTATTCCCTTTATTACGCTTGTGATAGGTTTGCTGCTGCTGCAGTTGCTATTTCAACCTTTTTAACAGTTAATGTTACAGATGCTCTACCACCAGTTTCATTACCAATAAACAATATTGTAATTTGTCTATCAGCATTTAATAATTCTTTTGCAGTAATTTCAAATTGAGTTCCTGATACTGTAATTGATTGTGCTGCTTCCGAATCTCCTATAAACTGTGGAACTGATGCAGCAGAATTTCTTGCTCCTCTGGTTGCAACAATATCAGCAACATCTGAATCAGATAATATTGCAGTATATCCAAATCTTCTATTACCACCTCCAAAGTTAACTGTTGATGGAGTAATTATTGTACTTTCATTTGCATTTAACTCTATTGTAGATTGTGCAACTCTAACTACTGGAATACGTGCAGTTCCCTTTGGTAATGTTACTAGTTTATATTTTAACATTTGTGTTTCATCTGCTAATGCTTCTACAACCGGCATATTTTCAATTGCCGCACCATAAAATGCAGTTCCTAGCGGATGCTCTGGATTATATAAATCATAATCTACTTCATCATCTGCTAATGCAAATTGTGTAATTTTAAATTCATCTCTACCCCTAGCTAAAAGTTCTCTTCCTTTTTTAGTAAGAATAGCATCTACTGTTATTGTTGAGTTGTTTAAGTATCCCATTGTTATTCCCTATCTTTTTAATAAATATGCTTATGCATAAGTTTATCTAACTTCTAAATTACCTGGATTTGTAGCATTTGGCTGATTATTAAATATTAATGTATTTGGATTAGTTTCAAATATTTCAACTACCGGTCTTAAGTCAAGAGCACTGATAGTACTTGGTAGATTAATTCCAGGTCCTATTAATCTACAACCCGCATATTTTAAATTTTCTGTTGATTGCATAAAGTCGTCCATATATCCCGTTTCTTGTAAACTTCTAGAGTAATTATATTTACTCGGAATACCGCCGCCTAACGATCTACTAACTTCTGACAATCTATTTCTAATTACTTTATTAAAGTCACCACTACCAGAATAATGTAATACATCTAATTTATATATTGTACTTGGTCTAGGTGATAATATAACACTACCTGTTGGCGAATATGAAAACGGAGATAATGTTCCAGTTATTTCCATTGGTAAATTAGCAGCTGCTGCTCCTACCGGATCTGATTGATATGGAAATAAAGTATAAATATGTTTATATATAGTCGGTGCATAAGGATCTCTAGTAATTAGATGACCAAAATAATTACCACTTTCATCATATCCATTACTTCCTACATGATAAACCGATACAGTATTTGTAACTGATACTGGTGAATCTATACTAGCAGATAATGGAAGTATAACGCCGCTAGCAGTAGGTGACGGCTTTGGTAAACTAACTTCATACTGTGGATTTGTAATTATTGGCTTCTTAGTTAATGCAACCTTTGCTCTCTCTAATGCATGCGGCTCAACTAATAATCCCATTGATTCATCAACACGTTCTGGTAATAATTGCTGAATCTGATTGAATAAAGAATAATCAAATTGACTAAATACTCTTAAGTATGCATTTATATCATTTTTGTCAGAATATTTTTTCCAATACTCTTTTGAGAAATGAGATAAGTCTGGATAATCATATGTAAATTCGTGATCAGGGTCTCCTACAAAATCGTCTAACGCTATATCACCTACATGATTAAATATTTCTTTATTAATTTGATCTGCTGCTGAATAAAATAGTCCTAACTTATTTGTATCAATTGGCGCTCTATCAAATCTAGATCTTTCTCCTGAAGATTTAGGCGACAATCGTCGTACTAATTCATTATCTTCTAATCTAATCTTTTGTGATCTAGGAACATTGCCTCCCAACGAAACTCCTTGTATATAATAAGTCTCTTCTACAGTTTCATAATTACCACGTTGTACATTTGTAGGTGTCGGAAAGTTTGACATTGATGCATATGAACTACCAGATACTATCAAAGAGTCATATGGCAGTTGTGCATCTAATACTGTCTGTGCCGGATGTGATGATGATAATATCAAATATTGCGTGGCAGAATGATCTACTGCATTTAGTTGAGTACCTAATGGATAATGTCTAACTAATGTATCAAATGATGATGTAGGACTAATACTTGATACATATGAAGTAGGATTGGTAGTATGAAGATCAAATGTCTTTTGATCCAATAGTTCTAACCATTCCCTATATTCTTGCATTGAACCAGAGAACGACATTATAGTCGGTGTTTGAGTATTTACAGAAGAATCATCAGCAAGAAATCGATTCAAACCTCTATTAACAACAAACTGATCTTTTGAACCACCAGTTCCAGGCCAGCCTCCTAATCGCATATGACGGAAACCACTACTTCCTATATTTTCTTGTACTCCCCATCCTTGGCCATGATGTTCATTGATAGGAGTATATGATGCACTGGTTTGATGAATTACTTTATCATCAATATAATCTGATGACATTTGTATCTGATGATGATATGTTGTATTTAAGTTTTGTCCTAAATTGTAAATGCCGGCATCCGAGCCTGTCGTTGTAAAGAACTGTCTATAGTTCCAAAACTCTCCATTATATATAGGCACCCAATCAGTTGAGCCTGTTGCAACACCTGCTGAAGAAGTTAGTTTATCAGAAGCTCTCATATGAGAATATACTAAACGTCCATATTCGTCTGAACCTGAATAAGATCCGGTATGCTGGATAGCTATTTGCATATACACTCTACTATCCTGATCGGATTGTACTCCTCCAACATTGTAATCAAATGTTTGAGTAAGTAATAACATCGATTCTTTTAAAGATGGTCTAAATCTTAACTCCCTTGTTTGTGGAGGAATATCATCGCCTGAATTTAAAAATGGCCTTACAAACCCCCAATCACCAATATCAGTTGTATATGTTTTTACACCATGCTTTATATAAGGAGATTTAGTTCCATTAATAGATCCAGACTTAAATTGTAATGCATATGAAAACCGATCTTCTATCAATGTTGGAGTATCTTCATCAACCTTAGGTCCACCATATTCTCTTATACTCAATAAAGTCTGAGGAATACCATATGTATTCATCAACGCTTTAATCGATCTAGAAGTACCTTTTGTTTTTAGTAAGAATGGCAAGTTATTAACTATACGTCTCCAAACCTCTGTTGTTATTTCTTCATCAGGTTTAGAAAACATTGAACCGGTTTGTGCATACTCTCCACTACCAGAATGTACTCCTAATTTATATTGCCATAATTGAGAAGCTTGATTTCCATTTTCTAATTTCCATCCTAATGATTGTGCTACTTGATATAATGTATCCTTACTTTGTCCTAATTTAGGATGTTCTTCTGGTTTATATACTCTTGTTAAATTTTCAATATGTGTATATAAGATATCATAATGATGTCCTATCATATTTACAAATAATTCATATTCACTGTTATTGCCATCCAATCTGATATGTTCTGGAATCGATCTTACTAATGAATTATTGTTTTCATTATCATAAAATGATGCAGATGCAAATGCTCCATTATACCATGATTCTGCAATACTTGATGTCGATGGGTGTAGATAAAATTTACTTCCGGATAAATATTTTGGAAAAGATGATAATCTAAAATGATCGGCTCCTAAAAAGCCTCCTTCAGCTGCATATATTCCATCTTTATTTGTGTTATCTGAATAGACAGCATGATCTGTAAATAAACTAGATGTTGGTTCATTATATAACCAACGCTCAAATCCATCAAAATTTCCTATAACATTATCTCGTCGTTCCTCATTCGTTGCAATATTTCCTTGAAGTGAATTAGCATCAGTACCAGTAGCTGACTGCAATGTACGAATTCGACCATCATAGTATTCAATCAAACCTAATTTATATTTGAAGTTAGCTAAACGTTCTGCGGCAGATGAAAAATGTACAAAATTTTGAAATCCAGAATAATCTATATTGACTGCATTACCAAGTGATCCAGAAAATAACTGATCTACAATTCGTTGTGATGTAGATGTATTTGCATCTAGTAATGAGTTCCAAGATTCGAAATCTGTTTCTGTTATAGTACCTTTAGAAATATCAATATTGAAATTTGGTCCTAATAAGGTTCTACTTTTATCAACACTTCCGGCCGGACCTTCTAGAGTAATATTATCTATATATGAATCAGATAATTGTTCTATCGTCCATAATTTTTGTTTTTCTACTACATCGTCCGGTAATGGCTTATATAATCTAACAACAAAATCATTTTCAGCTTGCCAATCTTTTTGATTAATAATTTTAAGTATTCTGTTTTCACCTAAATTTATTGCAATATCGTCAGATAATGGACGTTCTACAATACCTGATAATATTTCATTTCCATTATCATCAGTTAGTATTTCTCCGTTTTCATCTCTTTCAAAAATCTTTTCTGCATATTGACCTGACCCAAAACTTTCTAAATAATCTGCAATTTCGAGATCTGCATCTGGAAAGGCTTGTATCCATAATTCACGGCGATCATCTGATATTTCCTTGATCCATAAACCAGGATCATCTTTCGAGCCTAATAAATCTTTATATACATTAACAACTACTTCAAACTGTCCTCGTTCAATACCTAAAGATTGACATGCTTGTCCATAGTTAATAAATAATTTTGAACCTTTTATTTCAAAGTCATCAATACAGCCACCGGTGATATATTCAGGATCAGATCCTATTGTATATAAATGTATTTCCACAACCGGCCTTACATCCGGTAAAACAGTTTTAAGATCTAACTGTAAGATATCTAAGTCTTCTTCGTTCCAAACAATGCCTCGTACAGCACCATTTGTTTCTTTTATTTCTTCTATATTTGAAAATCTATCTAATGCCATATCTAAACTCGTGGTACATAATTATCGAACTTACATCCCGGTACATATTGATTTAAGATGTTTTGAGGTCCTTTAGGCCATACTAACCCATATTTTCTTTTCTTCTTCCAGAAGTTTCCTGATGAATATACTCTTTTTCTTAAATACTGAATTGCATTATATTGATCTTTCAACTTCTTCCTTACATAAATATCTATCTCTGACTTTAATTCAGCTCCTAAACTATATAATCCTGTATCATTGAGTTCATCTACCATTGTTTTTACAGTCAACATATATTCATATATCGACCTAAACTCTTCAACATCATCTGCTCGCAATATTGCGGTATCAACCTCACCCATTCCGTCATATAAGTCATCTATCACTCCGGCTATATAAGGTATTGCAGTATCGGCTGCATCTGCTGCTTCTTTAAATCCTTCTACATGATCATCTATTTCATTTAATATACATGCTTTAAGATACCACCCATCGTCTATAAATCTCCATGGTGGCAAGTCATATCTATCCGAAGGAACTTCACCTAATAATTTATCTGCTAATAACAATCCACCTACTAATACAGCTGCTCCTAATGTTATTGGGTTTGTAGCTAACCCGCCTATTATTGCTCCAAATGATGGACCTGCAGCTGCTACTGAAACTGATGGTAAAAGTGTTACTCCTGATGATATTAATGAAGCTTCAAATGCGGCTGCTGATGCAGCTGCCGCTGCTGTTTTAATTGATGCTGCTAATGCAACACCGGCACCGGCTGCTATTGGAGTACCAGCTGCTAATCCGGCTTGTGCACCGCCAGATGCCCATGCCATAAATTTATCACGTTTGACCGTTTTCATCCATTTGTATTTAGCAACTAAATCTCTTTCTTGCTTCTCATTCAATGATGTTTTAATACCTACACGTTTCTTACATACTTTAAACAAACGTCTATCTTGTGTTTTTGTTTTAATTTTATCTTTACCAAACCACGTCTTTTTCTTAACATATTTCCATTGACCATCTTTTGATATCATTAGATTATATAATGGACTGTTATTACCTAACATTCGTACAACATAATCACTATAATCTGCTGGTAACGCATCAAATTGTATTTTAGTACTTTCTATTTTAGAAACAATCCCTGGCCAAAGTTCGTAAATTTGTTCTTTAACAGCATCTATTTGTTCTTGTTCAATTGCTTGTGCAATTAAATCTGCATATTGTTGTTCTGGATAATATTTAATCGATCCAGCTGGTTCATATGGTTTGAGATGTTGAATTCCAAATGGATCGCCGCCATTAGAAAAATTATCTAAATATTCACGATATTCTCTAACATCTAATCCACTTCTTCCGTCATCATCTGCTTCAATAATATGAGGAAATGCATTCCATAATGGCTCTGTTTTGTTAACCATATCGGAATTAGAATCTGGATCTTGTACATCGTTCGTTGATTTTGAACCTCTACTAGGCTGAACTACTGTTACTCCACCACCATCAATTAACAATTGAATATATCCTTCTTCACCATATCTTCCATTACCCGGGTCATAATCGGCCAAATCAATTTCTTTCATATATGCATATAATTTCATTGTCCGGCCATCTGTTACTCGTTTCCAATGACCATTGATCATCATACGTAAATTTAATACAGCATCATCAGAACGAATATCTGTTCCCATACTCACTTCTGATCCAACATATTCCGGTGAAGGCCAATCTGCAATAATCATTCTGCCTTCATGTATTTCTCTCAATCTTTCTCGATATGTTTGTTTTTGAAATACTTGATCAAAATATCTATCAGTAGGGTCTTCTAAGACATATCTATCTGGCGGCAATTCATTGCCATCTTCATCGACCGGTCGACGTCCATCTTCTGCACGCATATTTTCTGGTTTTATATAATCACCAGGATCTCTAACAAAAGGAGCTTTAGGTCTATATCCACTTCTAAATCTTATAGAATAGTTCCAATCACTATCACGCGTTGGATATGTTCGTAATCTAAATTCTTCTAATGAAGTCATATCATCTCCATCATCAGAATCGTCAACATCTGCGCCTCCATAATCTACACCAGAATCTATATCGCCATCTAATAATAGATCAAACTCTTTTATTTGATCACTGGATGCTTCTGCAATTGCATCATATGTCAACCCTCGCTCAACTAACATTACTTCTAATGTTTTATATGTTGGTATAGGATATGCAACTCCATTATTAATATAGAATACACAAAAAGGTGAAACTTCTTTTTCATCTTCATCTTCTATAGTCTGTGGTCCGTTATCGATATACATGTCATGTACATCTCCTAAATCTATATCTGAATTAACTAAAAATAGTCCACTTTCTTTTACAGGTACAACTACTTCTACTGGCTCTTCTTCTGGATCTTCAAAGTATTCCCATTCTTCATCAATCAGATCATCTAATATATCTTCATCAACTGTTGGATATGATTTAACCATTTTGTAATCAGCATATTGATTTTTTTCTGTTGACACATCTAAAACATTTTTAGTATTACGAGAGGCCGGCCTAAATGATTTCTTAGATACAGGGTTGCCATCTTTATCTGTAAACGCTTTGTTACGAAAACTATCAAATGCTTGTCTGTCAGAACTCTCAGGATATATAAGATCTTGGCTATAAAAAATATCATCCGGAAATTCATCTTTCATGATTTTTAAAAGCATGTCGTTAATATTCGTTCCGAGTTTTTCTTCTTTCGAAGATCCTACTGTAAAACGATTATCGCCAGGCTTTCTATCAGATTTTTCTCCTCTGAAGCCTCCTCCAACACTTCCTTGATTTTTATCTTGTGCCATATTAGTTCACTACCTTAAAGTAAAAGTCATCAAATGTTTGTGTATCATTTGTTCTTCTACACGTTATTTTTATTTTATAATATCTTTCCGGCATGAATGAATCCATACGTAGATCGAAGAAACTACAATCAGCCGATGTATTAGATATCTTTGTTGTTGAATTAGCAAACACCTTTTCATCTTTTATAATAACATCATTCGTAACAGAATCAATAATCTCATATGAACTCGAAACTGGAAGTTTATCTTCTGTTATATAGAAAGAAGATGTTGCGTACGATTTAGCAGGAAATTCAGGACGAACTCCTACAAAGAATCTTGCAATTTCTGATGTTCTATATTCTGGTTTTATATTTTTAAAATATGGCACATATGTATTACTAGTGATACCAGTTGTTTCTGTTGAACTATCATCCCAACATACTTCTAATCTTGGAACAAATATTGTATGAGACTCTCTACCAAAGAATTTTATAGACCCTTGTATGCTGCCATCTATTTCATTTGAATAAGGTCTTTTAACAATGAAACCATTGTTAGCAATATTACTATCCACCCATTGCTTCACTATGTCAGTTACATTAAGTTTAATATCAGGTGATTCATTTTGAAATGATTGACTAGCTTCATACCCAGACCCAGTTATCCATGTACCTCCTCCATCACTATTAGTAGATCCGGCTGAAGTATTTTTACTAGGTGCATCTGTAGTATTCCATGCTACGCCTGTTTGAGCCTTTGCATCACCTGATCTGTTATACCAAGATGATCCTACTTTTGTAGCAGGCGAATCACTCATATATCCGGCGCCATTATCCCAAGATTCTGATACAGGATATGCTTTAATTGTATATGACTGTAATAGATCAGATGCATCTGAAGCATGTAAATTTAGAAATATAGATGCCGATGCAATATTACTATTATGTATAGCCGGAATATCTCCATTAGTTATTGATTGAGCTATCGATGTTATCTCTGACCCAAAATCTATAAGTATTCTACTATTATATGTATCAGCGTTTGCTAATGAAGCAGATGATAATTTTGTTAGTTCTAATATTTCATCTAAGCCAGAATTTTGTTCTGGAAACTTTTCAAATAATGTTGTATCTCGTTCTGCGTAATATATTCTTTTCATAATTTATCCCTATGGCTTAACTACTTTTCCTTTTATATCTGCATTAGGATATTTTATTTCAAATATACTAGGATCTAATGACGGATATAAAATATTATTTTTTATTGCATTTGGTACATCATATTGATTACCAGAATATCCTTTAGCAGATTCATGAAGATTATAAAACTCAAATGATGGTATACTCTGAACTCCTTCTAAACTATCTAGATCAGAAACAATTCCAGAAATATTTAACGGACCATTTATTTGCATTCTATCATTTGAAAGTAATGTCTTAAGTCTATCGATACATCTTAAGATAACTTCATTAGAATTATTATTAGGTTTAGGTATAACTTCAAATTCAATACCTAAATTTATTATAAAGGCTGCCTTTATATTTAATGCATCTGTTAACATTCTATATTGAGATAAATATGTTCTTAAGTTTTGTAGTAATGCTTCATTTGCAGAAACAAAGTTTCCAGAAGCATTTTCTGCTAAAATATATAAATTTAATGCATATGGATTTGATATTGTTTCAGAAGGATATGTTTTATCCTCAGTATTAATTTGTGTATCTCCAACTATATATGCTTTTGATACAGTACCAAATCTAGATGGCATAGAATAAACTCTAGCTATATAATCTTCTCTTGTGATTGCTCTATTTTGTGCTGCAAATGCTGCCATTGCATTTTGTCTTATTGAATCTAGATCTTGTCTAGATCGAGCTCCTAATGCAGGTTCATTATTTATAACAGCTAGAGAATCTTTAGTTGTTGTTAGATCAACTAAACCTGTTTCATTTAAGTAAGTTACGCTATCAACATTTACAATAGTACTAATTCCTACATTTTCTTCTAATGTTCCTCCGAACGAATATCTAATAGATAATGTTGTATTGGAAGGAGCTATACCATATGTACTAGTATATAAAAAGTTTGTAGGATCAATATTTGATGTAGTTGTACGTCTTAAATATTCTAATCCATGACCTACATTTTTAGGATTAGGTATAATCTCTTCATCAGCATCAGATGAAACTCCTGAACCAAATAATAATTCTATTCTATCATCATCACGCACTCGAGATACAAATCGTCTAGCTGTTTTTCTTAGTTTTAATATATAAGGAACAGTTGATCTATATTCTGATAACTCTGGATCATTAAATGGTATATTGGCAATATCTTCAAAAATTGTATCTTGTGCTAAATAATCTGTTTCATACCAAGTATTGCCGGCTGAATCTGTACAGCTTATAACATCAATAATATTAGTATCTGGCAATATAATTTTATCATATGGTTTTGGATCTCCAAATGTAAATGTTTCAGTCTTAACCGTACCAGATAACACCTGAACTTGTTTCTTTAATAAATAACGAGCAATATTGCCGGCACCATCTATTTCATATACTGTAATCTCTGGGTCTTGTGAGAAATCAACAGACTCTTCTGTATGAAATATAATTCCATCATCTGTTGATACTTCCATTCCGCTAGCAACCGTCAATGCATATGCCATATCAGGCTCTGCAGATGTTCCGGTTCCTTTTGCTGGAACTAATTGAAATATATCTAATTTACATGTTGCTGGACTATTTAGTCTAGGTTTGTAGCCAAATAGTTGAGACAACATTAATATATTAGAAGATTCTTCAGCTGTTGATAACAAAGATTCTTTAAAAGAATTATCAGTATAGTATGATAATACATCTCCTACATATGAAGACATTTCCATAAACATCATACCTGGTGATGATTCGTTGAAATCTTGATAAGTATCTGGAAAATAATTTTTTGCAAAGTTTATTAAATTTTGTCTAAACTGAGCAAAATCTTTATTCAAATATTTTACATCTTTTTTAATTAAGTCTGCCATATCTTTAACCTATCTCTTTAATTCTTAATAAGACCCTCCCAGGCCTGTGTTAAATGCTGTATCTGCACCAAATGATCCTACTTGTTCTAGAGCCGTTCCTTCTTCTACCGATTCTATTTGAAGTGCATTTTCATTTGCCAATACATTAATAACAATATTTGCTCCAATTGTTTCAATTCTAAAAGATAATTGTACAAATAAAGCATGTAAATCTGCAGACGACTCAACTGTTAAATTTAATAACTTAACATATGGCAACCAATATTTAATATCTTGTCTCATAGTTTCCAATAATAGATCACGAACATTTTCAGTATTGTTTTCAAATAAAACTTTTTGAATATTAGTTCCAAAATTGGGTTGCATAAATCTTTCGCCTTTAGCAGTTAAGATAAGATTTTTAAGATTTGTTACTACCGCTTCTTGAGTAGAAAATGATGACTCAAATACACCTTTACCGCCAGATGATCCAGATGCATAATTAGCCGTAACAGACTTTCCTTGTGCACCTTTATTAAAAGGTAATAAAATTCCTATAGGAGTTTCATCACTCTTAACTGGCTTATATTGATATATTGGACGAGCCATTTATTACATTCCCTTTTTCTTATCTATTGCTTTCATTAATGCAGAATAATCTTTTGTCATTGCATTTACAGTAGTTGCAACAGCTTCATTATTCATATCTATTGCCTCTCCATTAATGCCTTTTGTTGCTAATGGAGTTGGACCGGTCTGCATCCCAAACGCTTCTGCCATATCAGCTCTAAAATTTATTGAATTCCATTCTGAAGGAGGAGTATTTGCTGTTTCGTTTAAAATATCATTTAATGCAGTATTCTTTGTATATTGCTTTTTTGCAACTGGTTGTTTAGGTGTTTTAGGAGTGTCCATTACCTCTTGAAGATTAATATCATGTTTTTTGATAGTCACTTCATTCAAGATAGGTTTTAGTTCTTTAACAATAACGCTACGAACTTCTTCCCTAATTACCTTACGTAATAACTTTACGAATCCATCTGTTTTCATAGTAAATTCCCTTTTTAATAAATATGTCTAAACTGGTAAATCGGGTAGTTTTAAAACTATTCTTGACCCATCTCATCAAAGAACTCATCTGTATCAACTAATGTATCGATTGATGTTGATGAAGAATCTATACGACCTTTAGATCGAATAACACGATCTATTTCATTTTGATCGAATGAATCGCTACTAGTTATTGCGCCTGGCAGTATAGGAATATTCCATGTTGGTATAGGAATGTTTAATGGATTGAATACAGACCTACCTAATGTATAATTAGCTAATATTGCATATGATAAAGCTTTGGCCATATCATCAGTTGTACCCTTTGTTCTTGTTATCAGTTCAAATAATTGTTTTAGTCCAGTAATGGGAGGAGGTGCTGTTCCAGTAAATAAAAATACTGACATACCTGCTGCATTTGCAGCTGCAAATTCATTTATTGCATTCTCTATTCCGGTAATTTTATCCATAGCCGGTGCTGTATCATATGCTGCTGTTGCTGGAACAATGCCTGTTACTATCCCTAGCGTAGGCGGCAAAACGCCTTTGGAAAAATTTGATAATGCTTTAGCTAAACCTTCCCCAGTTGCTGGGTTGTTTACATCTCCAAATAATTCTTTTAATTCTGATTGTAATTGTGCACGTCTTGGTCCTAAAGGCATTATTGTTTCATTTTTTCGATTATAGCTTTAATTTTCTCAACTCTAGATCGTATAGTTGTAGTGGTAATTGCATTAGTAATTGCAGCTGCATTAGTTGCTGCAAATGCTGCTGTATTCATTGGAGGTCCAGATAATCCTGTTCCTGTCGGATGAATAGATGTTGCAGAATTGATTCCTAATGCAGCAATTTCAACATGTGCCATCTCTAAATTTTTATTTTGTTCAATAATCTCTTCAATTAACATTAACATTTGAGTAAAAAACATGTCCATATCTGTTTGCCATTCTGGAGTAGCTATCTTAACATCTTTTTTAGATACTAATAATATTTCATCTTTACGTGCATCAAATACTAATCTTTCTGCGCCAATTATTACTTGAGAATTTTTATATGCATTTAAGGTTTTTACTTCCTTACCTACGCCTTTTTGCGAATACTTAAATTTATCAAAATATTGAGTCGAAGTTAAATATATAAACGAAGCATCTTTATTAGGATCTTCAACTGCATAATACTTATCAATACTCTTACCGGACCTAGCATCTTTAACACCACATGTAATTCCAATGATTGGATCGCCTGGTCGACTTCCTTTAAAGAAAGGCTTTTTTAGATACTTACTACAGTCCTTCATATCTGCGGTTGCAGAAAATCTAAGTATACTACCATAACGGTCTGGATAATTTATATCTCCTTGAAATGGTTGAATATAAGTAATATCTTGTTCTATAAAACTAAGTTGGCCTGGCTTATTTCCTACACCAGCTTTTACTATAGGATTGGGTCCATACTCTCCACCGGATGCTCCTTTATCTTGCAAGAATGGTAATATTGCGTTATTAACATTTCCATGAGTGTTTACTACTTGAGTGTAATACCATTTATTTTCACTTCTCTTAATCGCTTGTCCATCAGGTTGACTAAAGCATAATACCTGTTCACCGTATAATGGTATAGGCATACGATTAGGATCTGCTGGATATGCATATTCTTCGCTTGAAGCACCGCCAGCAAATCTAACACGAATAGTACCAGGCGGTAACGGATTTCCTTTTAGATCATTTGTCTGTTTGTACTGGGTCGGTAACCATGTCTCGATTACTTGTCCCACTTCTGTCTTCGCTGGCATCTGTTACCTCTGTTTCTGGTTGTGGTTTTAATTTTTCAATTTCTGCTTCCGCTTCTTCTAATAAGCGCGCACGTTCATCATCAGTTAATCCATATTCGTTTCCGTCATCATCTTTCATTGAAGCAGAAACAATTCTTTGAACAACAGCGGCTAACTTAACTAATGCATCGTCGTTCTTAACAGAAACTTCTAAATAATCTTTGATCATAGGAACTATTACAGTAGCGTCGCCTGCATTTTTTATCATAGGTTCTAAGCTTTTAATTAACGAATCAATTTGCCTAGATTTCTTTTTTGAATTATGATAGATATCACGCATCAAGTCAGAAAAATTAGTTCCTTTAAATAGTTCGAATTCTGTACTCATATATAGTCCCTTTATTATAAATATAAAGAACTATTGATTTAGATTAAGAAATCTTATTTGCATTAATGATATGACCAGATTTAGAATATACTGTATACATTTTAGCATAATCTCTTTTCAT